AAAAGAGGCTCTTGCTGGTGCTGATCAACACTACTCATCTTTAATTAAAAAAACATACGAGGTTATTGATGCTGCTGATTCAACAGCCAACCTTACAGCAAAAACAACCGCTATCAAACTGATAGCAGATATTGAAAGCAAAAGACTTGAAATGCTACAAAAGGCAGGGTTGCTAGATAATAAAGAAATAGCAGAACAAATTATTGAGATGGAAAGAAAGCAAAGTGTACTCATTGGAATATTAAAAGAAGTAGCCTCAAAGCATCCAGAGATTAGAAATGAAATTATGATGAAACTTTCTGAGGTGCAAACAGAGGTGATGGTAATTGACAACAATTGATTTTAGTGAATTCATTGAAGCACTTGATGAAAGCCCTTTTGAAGAAATGCCAGTGGACGTTGAAACATTTGTAAGAAGTAAAGACTATCTTAATATGCCAGAACTTTCTGAATATCAATACATACTTGTTGAATGCATGAGTCAGATTTATAAAAAAGAAGACGTTGAAAGATGGCTAGGAAAAGAAAATGGCGACAAACACTACAAAAAATATACTAAGCAAGAAGTTATTCTTATGTGTGGAAAAGGTAGTGGAAAAGATCACACGTCAACTATTGGCTGTGCATATATTGTTTATAAATTGTTATGCTTAAAAGATCCATCTAGATATTTTGGAAAGCCATCAAATGATGCTATAGATTTAATCAACGTTGCTGTTAACGCACAACAAGCAAAGAATGTTTTCTTTAAAGGCTTCAAATCAAAAATTGAAGGATCCCCATGGTTTGGTGGAAAGTATGAAGCAAAGGTAGACAATATAGAGTTTAATAAGTCAATCACTGTGTACTCTGGACATTCAGAAAGAGAATCTGCAGAAGGCTTGAATTTAATGTTAGCCGTACTTGATGAAATCTCTGGATTTGCAATGGAGAACGCTGGCGGCAACGATCAAGGAAAGACAGCAGACAACCTCTACAAGGCCTTCAGAGGCTCTGTAGACTCTCGTTTCCCTGATTATGGCAAAGTTATACTCCTTTCATTTCCAAGGTATAAGGGAGACTTTATTTCACAAAGATATGAAGATGTAGTAGCAGAAAAAGAAACCATAGTTAGAAGTCATGAATTTGTAATTAATCCAATATTGTCAGAAGATGATCCATCTAATAAGTTTTCTATTGAATGGGAAGAAGATAGTATCTTGTCTTATAAATTCCCCGGAGTTTTTGCACTACGCAGACCAACATGGGAAATGAATCCAACAAGAAAGATAGAAGATTTTAAGATTGCTTTTTTTACAGACTCCGCTGATGCTTTAATGCGTTTTGCATGTATGCCAACAACATCATCAGATGCTTTCTTTAAATCAAGAGAAAAGGTTGAGAAGGCTTTATCTAATAGAAATCCGCTGGATACTAGCAGAAGATTTGATTTAACATTTAAACCAAAAGAAGATGTAGAGTATTTTGTTCACGCAGACTTAGCACAAAAACATGACAAGTGTGCGGTATCAATTGCTCACGTAGATAAATGGGTAAGCGTTCAGTCATTTAATAATTATGAACAGATAGTTCCATTTGTAGTTGTAGACGCTATTGCTTGGTGGGAACCAAAACGTGAAGGTCCAGTAGATCTTAGTGAAGTAAAGAATTGGATTATAGATTTAAGAAGGTCTGGATTTAATCTTGGTTTAGTAACATTTGATCGTTGGCAGTCGTTTGATATTCAAAATGAATTAAAACAGGTAGGAATAAAGACAGAAACTCTTTCGGTTGCTAAAAAACATTATGAAGATCTATCAATGCTTATCTATGAAGATAGAGTTATAGCACCACATATAGATATTCTGCTTGAAGAATTACTAGAACTTAGAATCATGAATAACAATAGAGTAGATCATCCTAGAAAGAAATCTAAAGATTTAGCAGATGCTATGTGTGGATCAGTTTATAATGCTATTGTGCATGCTCAAAGAGATAGAATAAAAGAAATAGATATTCACAGTTGGTCTAGAGGTGGGGTAGACAATGACTCATCTAGAGATGAAGATGGTTTTCCAAAAGAAAAAATTAGAGGTAGGATAGGAGATTGGGGCGGGGGGTATAGATTAATATAATAGATTATGATGAAGAAGAATACCATAGCCTTGTTGCAAAACTAATAGACATGGGTGCTTTAGAAGTAACCGGATATGATTCTATATCAAATCAATTTACCTACAATATTACCCCTGAATGTGAAGAATTAATGCCAGACTTATGGCAAGAGCATTTTAGATTCGTAAATGAACTAGCCTTTAGAATGTGGTCTAAGGGCCTTATAGAGATGTCTTTCGATAAGGACGGCACACCCTTGGTTATGCTTAAAAAAGACGCGGTAGATGTAAAAGATACCCTACCAGATGAAGAAAGATTCTTTATAGAGAATATGCTAAATAAATATAATAATGGTGATATAATTTAACTATGCCTTATGATATCAAAAGAAATCAACCTGGTTGCAGCGGCTATGCCGTTGTCGGTCCAGATGGGGATGTAAAAGGATGCCATCCATCTCGCAAAGAAGCGATTGATCAACAAAGAGCAATCTATGCTGCTGAGGGAAATAGTAAAAAAATGGATCACAACAACACTGTTACCAATGAAAATACACCAAATAAAAAACCACACTCAATGGAAGAATGCGTAGACAAAGAAAATTGTCCAGAGCATATGGCTATGTACCACGAGATGAACAAAGCAGAATCTGTTCGTGTTGGACAAATGGTTTCATGGAACTCAAGTGGTGGAAGAGCAGAAGGAAAAGTACTTAGAGTTATTACAAACGGAAAATATAATGTTCCAAATAGTTCTTTTACAATTACTGGCACTCCAGAAGAGCCAGCAGTATCAATAAGATTATATCGTGACGGAAAGCCAACTGACACAATTGTTGGTCATAAGATGAAAACTTTAACAGTTAAAAAATCACATCACGAAGAAGATGAAGATTCAAATAAACAATCTCCTTGTTGGGATGGATATGTTCAAAGAGGAATGAAGCCAGGTCAAAACGGCATGATGGTTCCTAACTGTGTTCCTGCTAGAAAATATATTGTAGATCAACTAAGGCCATTATTTTAAAATGATCAAGGAAGATATGTGGGAAGGCAAACCCTTGTATGATGAATTATCAAATGAAGAAAGAGCATTAGCAGATTCTTTGTTAGCCTTGGCAGATAAAGTTGGACCCCTAGATAAAGCAAGTGGAGTTTGGGTTGGATACGTAAATGGTCAAAATAATGAAAATGCATCTATTGGTGTAAAGTGTGGAAACTGTGCATTACATAAATCATCAGTTGCTTGTGCAATATTAGATATGGCTATTGAAGAAGAAGGTGCTTGTAGATTTGCAGTAATTCCAGATGGCTATGTAAATGTAGCAAATGACGGAATGGAAGGCAGCATGATGGATGACGATATGTCAAAAGCATCAATGGAAAGTTTAGATTTAAAACCTACAGAGTCAATGGCAAACAATGCTAAAAGAGGATTAGAATTAAGACGTAAATTTGGAAGAGGCGGTACAGCAGTTGGTGTTGCACGTGCAAGAGATTTATCTAATAGAACAGAATTAAGTCCAGATACAGTGCTAAGAATGTACTCTTTCTTTTCTCGTCATGAAGTAGATAAGCAAGGTAAAGATTTTAATAATTCAGAAAGACCATCTAATGGAAAGATTGCTTGGCTTCTTTGGGGTGGAGATTCAGGATATTCTTGGGCTACATCAAAAAGAAATGCAATTATGAGAGTAAGATCACAAAAATCTAACGATCCAGTTTGGTATGATTCTCCATTTTCATTGCGTAAATATGTTGACAAAAACAACTAACTAGTGTAAAATTATACAAAGAGGAGTTGTGAATGAATGAAGATGTCGAAATTCTTAAAACTATGCTTCAGTATTATCGCAACAAGTGTGCACAACTGGAGTTTGATTTTGTATTATATAAACTACACCAAGAGTCTAAAGAAGGACAGCCTTCAGGAACTATTCAAGACTCCGCCGATGCCAGAAAAGAGACTAACGCAAATGCAGAGGGCAATTAAAGATACCAATGTATCAGTTGCTATTGTAAATGATTATGCTTATTGGGTAAAGAATAATAGTATATTTAGATCAAAAGTATCAGATGAAGGTTTTATAGACGTAGACAATGCATCAGAAATAGATGTTTTTTCTCTCAATGAAAGAGAAACTAAGAACCTTTTAAAAATCATAGATAGCATATCAGAATAGACAAATATGGAATACCTACAACTTTCTTTAACAATACTATGTACCGTCCTATTCTTCCTTTGGAACTATAAATATTTAAATATAAATGATCATTCTGAAATAATCAAGGTATCAACTGTTGACAATAAGGCTTATTGGGTCTATAATAATATACTATACACTTCAGAAGTTATTGACGGAAAAGTCAGTATGAAGAAAAAAGAAAAGATAGATTCTATGGGCATGTCAGAAAATGACATCCATGATCTATTAAATACGATTGGACAAAAATGATTATTGCTGTAGAAGGAACAAAGTCTTTTGCAGACTATGAGATATTCATGAGGGCTATGAGTGTTGCTTTGTCTAATGTTAAAGATAATGATATACAGGTGTGGTCTTTGGGACCTCACTCTATAAATAATTACACAGCAGCATTCTGTAATTCATCAGAGAACTTTTTAAAACAAAAAGGTTTTAAAATATCTTTTCATAAGGTATATGCTGGATGGGTTGCTGAAAATATTCAACACGTTAATTACTACGGATACTTTAGTGCACCAAAAGAGTCTTTGTCAAAAATGACAACCCTTGCACAAAGTGTTCAAACTTGCGAAGTTGGGGTGTTTAGATACTAATGAGTTTAAATCTTGAACAATGGTCATACGTCATGTTTACAGCACAATTATTTTTTTATATGATTATGGCAATGATATCGTTAGGAAACACTAATAGATTTAGTCTAGTATTAATGTTTATTTCATTTGTATTACTGCAAGGAACAACAATAGCATATGGGATATTTACTGGACAACCAGGATTTATATTTTCTGTTATTGTGCAATTTATTTTAATAGTCGTAGCATTTAGTGTTAGTTTAAGGATAAACAATGAGGATAAGTAGTAAAGAAAAGATGGATTCAATTATTAAAAACAATTCAAACTTTGAATGGGATAATTGGACAGTATTAGTTTTAACAGACGATGATGGATACTATACTAAAAATGGTATATTAAAAAATGGTAAATGGAAAACTCAATATAGGTATGACATGGTTGAATATTGTGTGTGGGAAATACCAGACAGGTTCCTATCACATGTACAAGTTTAGTGAGGATCGTTCATGTTTAAACATGGATACTAATTTATTTTTTGAAAAGTATGAAGAAGACATAATCGTTGCACAAGGAGTAGATACACTTTGTGCACAATGTCCAGTACAAAGACAATGCCTTGCATACGCAGTAAGCAATCAAGAGTGGGGTGTTTGGGGTGGAGTATATTTTGAATCAGGTAAAATATCAAGAGAGTTTAACAAACATAAAGATAATGAATCTTGGTTTAAAATTTGGTCTGGGATAACGATGGATAAATAATATGACATATACAAAAAACATGCAACAGGCTTTTAGGTCAATTAAGGCTCCACATGATCTTAATGTACATATACTTGACTATGGTAATTTTCTTACTGTACAATTTTACGAGAGTCAGTGGAGACATTATAATGATGCAGAAAGGTTTAAGTGTATTCAATACCTTGATAGGGTAAAGAAAACACTTGAAAGTTTAGGTGCGGTTGTGGCTTTAGATCCAATCCTAGACTTAGAAACACCCGATGATAGAGCGAGAAGAAGGAGAAAGTAATGCCACAAAATATAACTGCAGTAGGTAATTTAGTAAAAGATCCAGAAGTAAAAACTTTTGAAAAGGGTTCTTTAACTAAGTTAAGAATCGCATGCACAGACAGAATGTCTGATGGCAATGGTGGATGGAAAGATGGCGACACAAATTTTTATGATGTTGCCGTTTGGAAATCACTAGGAGAATACGCTGCTTCAACACTAAGTAAAGGTGACAAAGTCATCGTTCAAGGTAAATTGAAGTATCGTGAATTCAAACGTAACGATGGAACCAATGGCAATGCATATGAAATTGATGCAACAGATTTGGGTATATATCTTACTAAGAAAACTGCTGGTGGATCCAGTAAAGCAACTCTAGTTCCAGCAGATGGTTTAGCAACAGTCTGGGGATAATTAGATAGTATAATTATAGAGGGTGGAGAAATCTGCCCTCTATTTTATTTATTAGGAGATAATAAATGGGAATGTATATTCAATGGAAAGACGACAAAGTAAAACAATCATTTAAGCCTAAAAAATGGCAACCAATGATATTAAATGGAAAAGATGCAATTGTTCCAACAGAAGAAGGCCACTGCTTTTGGGAATCACAGTTACATTTGACTCTACCAAAAACAGGTAGACCAACATATGTAAAGATTAACTACTCAAGAGATTATAAAGGTAAGAATGATACTACTGGAACAAATACATATGCTATTCCAGATGGCGTTGACTCTATACAACTTACACTTTCATGGTACTTTAACGCTAATCCAAGCACACCAATTTCGTGCATGGTTTATCATAATGGATCATCAGATATTGTTTCCGAAATAAGACAATTCAAAGGACTGATATTATAATGGCATCACCAATTAAAAACGGAAAAATTACAACAGCGTATAAAAAACTAGGTAAACTTTGGTCTAAAGGCTATCATACTGGGGTCGACTATGCGTGTAAAACAGGCACACCAATAGTTGCAGTTGCAGATGGAAAAATTGAACCAGCAAACTGGGGAAAATCATATGGAACTCAAGCAGTACAAAAAGTTGAAGGTGGATGGGTAATTTATGCACATCTTTCTAAACTTGATGTAAAGCCTGGAGACAAAGTAACTAAGGGACAAGCAATTGGATTAAGTGGAAATACAGGAAATTCTTCTGGACCACATTTACATTTTGAAATGCGTGACAACATTCGTTGGTCAGCAGGAAAAGATATAGATCCAACTGCAATTTTAAATTCTTAATACTATACATAATAAAGAAATTGTATAATATAAGTAGGCTTGTTATATACAAGTCTTCTGGGGAAAAGAGGATTGTCTAAACGTCTTAGAATAAGAATAATGCTTTTGACACCAATGTTGTTAGCATTATTCTTTTCTTATACCCCTGCAAATTCTACAGAAGAATTGCCACCAAATTCAAATGATGTAATTACTGCACCAAATTCAAATGATGTAATTATTAATCTTGATCAATCAACACCATCTATAGATATACCTATAACTGTTACTGATCCTGTTGATGCAACCATTACAACTACAAATGGCTTATCTAATAGTGGTACCTGGA